AAAAATAAATAAAAAACTATGCAATCCGAAAAAAATTTAGTAGAAGAAGCACTAATTCAAATGAAACAAATTGAAGATGTACTTTCAGAAAGCGCAAAAGGAATACTTTCTTCAACAATGAAGGAAGAAATCAACGAACTAGTTAAGGAATCATTAAATGAGCAAGAAGATGAAGATGAAATGGATATAGATATGGATTCTGAAGATGATATGGAAATGGATATAGATTCTGAAGATGATATGGAAATGGATATGGATGATGAAGATGACATGGAAATGGGCATGGATGATGAAGATGACTATGAAATGGAATATGAGGATGATATGGAAATGGATGATGATGTCATTGACATGAGGGGGGCTTCACAAAGTGAACTTTTAAAAGTATTTAAAGCTATGGATGGTGATGATGGTATTATCATATCTAAAGATGGTGAAGATATTTCATTAACAGATGAAGATACTGATTCTGAATATTTAATAAAATTGGGTGAACAAATCGAAAAATTTGGTTCAGATATGGACGATGAATATATGGAAGGCGATTATGTTGAAGAAGATTATGATATGGAACTAGATGAAGAGGATGATATGGAATTAGATGAAGATGACCATATGGAGGGTGATTATGTTGAAGAAGATTATGATATGGAACTAGACGAAGATGATACTCAATCAACAATTGATAAAATCTTTGAAAATAAAGATGAAATTATATACGAAATTGAAATGGATGAACAAGAAGAGTTTGATATGGAAGATGAAATGGATGTAGATATGGAAGATGAAATGGATGTGGATATGGAAATGGGTATGGAAGATGAAGAAGATTTTGATTGTTCTAATTTTAGCACTGCTAGTTATTTAGAAAAAAATCCAAAAGCAACAATTTCTGATGTATATTCTTATTTACAAGAAATGGGTTGTTTAGGTGGTGGAAATGACACAATTGGTGAGAATTATAACTATTTAGGTGAAGGCAAAAAAGGTCCTAAGTTTAAGTACAAAATGCCAACAAAAGGTTTTGACGAAAAAAAGAAAGAAGGTCCTAAAAAAGTTGGGACAGGGAAACCAAAATTCCAGTATGATACAAATGCCGAAAATATTAACGGTAAAATGAAAACAGTTACTGGTAAAAGAAAGGAAACCAAAGAGGCATCAAGAACTTACACTATGGGCAGTAAAACAGGTAGAGGTCTTAGAAAAGGCATAACACCAAATAGAAATTTAAATTTAGAGGCTTTAGAAAATCAAGTTATTGATTTAAAACAAAAAAATAATGATTATAAAAAATCATTAAACATTTTTAGAGAAAAATTAACTGAAGTAGCCGTATTTAATGCGAATCTGGCGTATGCCACTAGATTATTTACTGAACATTCAACAACTAAAAAAGAGAAAATAAATATTTTGAGACGCTTTGATAATGTTCAATCATTACAAGAATCTAAAAATTTATATTCCTCAATTAAAAATGAATTATCTAAAGGTGTTGAGCCAACAATTAATGAATCTGTAAATAGAAAAATAACAAATGTTGCATCTACAGGTTCATCTGCTAACTTAATTGAATCTAAAACTTACGAAAATCCACAATTTTTGAGGATGAAAGATTTAATTTCAAAATTAGGTTAATAAATAAAAATAAAAAAAATAATAGAAAAATGGGAGCATTATTAGATTCTGGTCTTGTTGGTAATATTGGGTTAAAACACCTAAAAGTTATCAAAGAAGATACAATTAACAAATGGAATAAATTAGGATTCTTAGAAGGTCTTAAAGGTCATTTGAAAGAAAATGTAGCGCAATTATATGAAAATCAAGCGTCACATTTAATAAACGAAGCTGCGTCAACATCTGATACAGGTGCATTTGAAACTGTTGTATTCCCAATAGTTAGGAGAGTATTCTCAAAATTATTGGCAAATGAAATTGTTTCAGTTCAAGCAATGAATTTACCAATTGGTAAATTATTCTTCTTTGTACCTTTAATTCAAGAAGCAAATAATGGTGCACACTATTCACCATATGGTGCTCCTGGAGCTGCTGGTGACCAAACACCAACTACTGGTTATGGTGGTGCTAATGCTGGTAAAAATCTATATGATAGATTTTATGAGGGCAGCGAGCCAGGTTTAAACCCAGAAGGTCTTTATGATTATTCAAAAGGTCAGTATAGTGCAATCACAGCTACTGTTAGTACTGTTATTTGGAGTGGTGCTAATTTGGCAGTTAGTGGATATAGTGCTGGCGAGTACAGAAAAGTTATATTAGCTATGTCTGGTTTTTCAAGTGATGGTGAAGGTAAATTAATTGGACCTGATGGTCATCCAATAGATAACGAAAGTTTCTTGGCAAGTTTAACTGTAACTGCGTCTTCTACAGGTGCGTTCTCTGGTGTAACAACAGCAGGTATTGGAAATCCATTATTATTTAGAGTAGTTACTCAAAAATATGGTAAAGGTATTGTTCAATATGGTGGAGAAAGAACGTCAACTTTCCCTAATGATAAAACAGGTGGTGGATCATATAATGATTTATCAACACCAGAGGGTGTAATTTATCTTGAAGTTGATTTGCAAAGACCAGCGACTGTTGGTGTTAATTCATTAGATGGTTATACTGGTTTTACTACAACTATTGCTGGTACTGCTGCTACTGATTTTGCTGCGACTTATAGAATTTACAAGAATTTAGAATTTGAAGATAAAATTGGTGAAGTTTCTTTTGATTTACAATCTGTAACTGTTTCAGTAACTGAACGTAAATTAAGAGCGCAATGGTCACCAGAAATGGCACAAGACGTTGCTGCATTCCATAACATTGATGCTGAAGCAGAATTAACTGCTTTATTATCAGAGCAAATTGCAGCTGAAATTGACAGAGAAATTTTAAGAGACCTTAGAAAAGGTGCTGCTTGGAATTTACGTTGGGATTACAATGGTTGGAAGAGATTGGGTACAAACGCTATCCCTTACACACAAAAAGATTGGAATCAAACATTAATTACAACTATTAACCAAGTATCAGCACAAATCCACAAGTCAACCCTAAGAGGTGGTGCTAACTGGATTGTTGTTTCTTCTGAGGTTAGTGCAGTTTTTGATGATTTGGAATACTTCCACGTATCAAATGCTTCACCTGAACAAGACCAATATAACATGGGTATTGAAAGAGTTGGAACATTAGCTGGTCGTTACCAAGTTTATAGAGATCCTTACTTCCCAGCAAATACAATTTTAATGGGTCATAAAGGAACATCTTTACTTGATACTGGATATATTTACGCACCATATGTACCTCTACAATTAACACCAACAATGTATAATCCATTTAACTTTACACCAATCAAAGGTATAATGACACGTTACGCTAAGAAAATGGTTAATAACCGTTTCTATGGTAGAATTACTGTTGATGGCGTTAGAACATTTGATTTAAATGAGTTAAGATAATTAATTTGTCCACTTTATTTACTAATAAAGTGGACATTTTAAAGGTTAATAGAAAGGGTTGCAAGGTTTTGCAACCCTTTTTTAATTTATTTCCCCATAGAGGTGAATATATTTTATATATTATACAAAAAAATATATAGTAAAATAAAAATTATCTAACAAGATATTTATTAATAAAAATTTTATGAAAAATAAGCCATCATTTTTTAATGAAGATTTAAGAGTTTGGTTTGGTGATAAGAAAAAACCAAAAGGTAGCAACCAGCCAAAAGGGCCTTGGGTTAATATATGTAGAAAAGATTCAAATGGCAAGCATCCCCCTTGTGGTAGAGAATCTGATAGTAAGGGTGCATATCCTAAATGTAGAGCAGCAGGTGTTGCTGGGAAGATGAGTGATGCAGAAAAGAAATCAGCTTGTGCAAAGAAAAGAGCAGCCGAAAAAAAGAATCCAAAATCTGGAACGGGCAATAAACCAACAATGGTTACAAAGGAAAGTTTATTAAGAATAATTAGGAAAATTTTAGATTAAGGGTGAATAAGCTATAATTCAAATTATCATACAAATATATGATAATTCAAATTATCGTACAAATAGGTGATATTCTAAAAGGCTTCAACCTTAATTAAGAAGTTCTCTTTTAGATAATTTGACAATTCATAAAAAGTATCAAATTTTGATTGCATCTTATCATCAAATTTGTTGATAATATCAGTATGCACTTGATGATGGTTAATAAAAAACTTGAAAAGTTCGTATTCATAAATCATATGGATTTCTCTATCATATATATTGATAAAGATATTCTCATCTGTAAGATAAATTAATCTTTCTGGTGATTTTGATGAATATGCAAGTTTAACATCTGGATTGTCAAGAAGTTTAAAGATAATGTTTTTGCATCTAACTTCATCCTCTGTTGGTTCAGTTATTGCCAATATGTTTTCTTTAAATGAATTAACTAGGGGGTTCAACCAAGATTTAATGTTCATAGTTTTTTTGCTACAAATATAGTACAAGTTGAATTAAAAAGCAAATTACATTCCTTCCCAATCAGGATCCTCATTTAATATAATACCTTTAATATATCCAGGTTTAACCATTTTTTTTAATTGATTTTCAGTGTATTTGGTTAATTTTGTGTAAGTTATGTTTATTCCATCATCAACTTTTAATCCTTTTGGTAATGATTGTAATTTGTAACAATGATTTAAATACAATGTACCATTAACTTTCAACCCTTCTGGTAGTGATTCAAGTTGTTCGCAACCATATAAATCCAAAACACCCCCAACTTTCAATCCTTCTGGCAATGATTTTATATTTGAATGTTCTAAAGATAACTCGCCCCCAACTTCCAAGTCTTCTGGTAATGAAGTTATTTTTGAATAATCTAAATTCAAATTGCCACTAACTTTCAATCCTTCTGGTAATGAAGTTATTTTAAAATTTGATAAATCCAAATCATCATTAACAATTAAATCTTCTTTTGTTAATGGTGAACCATTTGTTATTTTCCATAAAAATGGAATTTTTGTACCATCTAACTTTTCAATA